TGAAAATGTCAGGCGCCATGTTATTATAATTCAACAACCGAACAATAATTTGAAATTCTGCTTCGATTGCTTTTTTAATCTTTGGTGAACAAACTAACTTATCTGTAATCAATTTGATGTTTTCACCATCATCATTTTGAATAATAGCTTCATTACAAATATCATCAATAGCTGACTCTATTTCTGGCTGCATTGCCATTTCTCGATATCGACCAATTAACTCTACTTCATTTTTTGCTGTACCATCTAGGTCAACATATGTACCATAATAAGCCGCCTGGGAAATGGTTAAAGCCCCATCATCGTTGGTCGGTGGTGCAAAAGATTGTTCAACCTCTTGCCTTGCTATATCATCCTGTTGACGAGATATTTGAAACCCAAAAAGTGAGAAAGCCAAAATTAATTCCTTTTTTCAATAATCAAAATAACATAAAAGAGAGGAGATTACTCCCCTCTCTATATATAACATACTAAGTAGTAGAATCCACTGATTCCCACCATTGATACGCTAATGTCACACCGAATTCTTCGATAGAGTCATTAGTACCCCAATCTAAATCGATTGGAGCTAAATCAGTTGGGAACATACCTACAAATTTATATTGTTTAAGTATGCCACCAGCTTTGTCAAATTGCGTTACAAAAGCATCAGTGGAGTATTGTGAAGGACTATAAGCAGCTCCATCACGATAGTTAGCAGCGTGATTATTTACGCTATTCATCCATTGTTCAAATGCTCTACGAACACTAAAATCTTCATCATTAATAATTGTAAGTGACCAATCGGCAAATGTACGATTACCAGCAAATTTTAATTCACGACCAAAGTAAAACAAAGGTGCAACCCCAAGTGTTGAACCTGGGATTTGTGAAGTTTTTGCTAGAAAAGTTAATTGACGATTAGCATTATCAACATATGATGGGAATGATAGATTAACTTCAAATAAGTTTGGGCGTGCGCCGTCACCAATTAAGTTGGATCTAAATTCTGATATATTAAATGCCATTTTATTCTCCTATATTCTTTTTATATTTATTAAAACTTCCCAACGATTTCCGTGAAGTCTACACCAGTTCTAACAGCAACAAAATTCAATTGTATAAAATTAATTGAACGAGCTGGTTTGATGTAAATGTCACCAACGAATCGGTTAGAATCAACAACTTCAGGAGTATTGTTTGTAGAATCACAAACTACACGGTAGTCATAGATACCACGACGGCCTTTAACATCTCGTAAGAACGGTTCTACTAAAGCAACAAATTGCGCTTGTGTAAATTGGTCATTGAATTCAAACAATGAATATTTAGCAGCAACAGCGATTGCTTTTTCAAGAACAATAAACAATCTACGAACATTGATTCTATCAAAGGCAGATGGTTTAGCTTGCATTGTCTTATCACCATATAATACAACACCTTGGCCAGGGAATGCAACAACTGGATTAACACCAGATGGATACAATGTGTCACGGTCTGTTTTATTTGGATTCCAAGAAAGTTTAACAACATTTTTAACAATACCGCGGTTAAAACCAGCAGGTGACCACCAAGCATCACGAACATTATCTGTGTAAACACATAAACCAGCCGTATCACCATTTAATGGAACATAACGATATACGTTATTATACTTATCAAATTGATATTTCCAACCTGAATCCATAAATGCGTATGATGAATTAATTGTTAATGTATTTCTATAAACAACAACAGCTGTGGCTGGATCAGCATTACCAACAGCAGAAGTTAAATCTGGAGAAATAAAGGCAACACAATCTTTACGACTAGTGGCTATATTAGCAACGTATTCTTGAACTGTTGTACCAAATGCTGTTTTACCAGCATCACCTGCAACAAGTAAAGAAACATCAACATCTTCAGAACTAGCAAATAAATCCCAGCCCATAGAGTAATCTGCAGCAGTTGCAGTTCCATCTAAACCACCAGAAAGCACTTCATCATATAAAGGAGTTGTTGTACCAAAATTTGTACCAACAGCAGAAACACCCCAACCTGTATCTAAATGAGCAGCTAGATAGATATATTTTGATTTATTAAAAATTACAGTTTCATAATAATTTGGGCTACCATCGTCATTCTTAGCATCTGATGCTTTTGATACATGTGGATAAGTTTCAAGAACTGTACCAGCTGTACCAGTAATTACACCAGTGGCATCGATAACAGCAACATGTAATTCATCGTGTGAACCACCAACTGAAGCTGCGTATGTAGATGTGCTAGGAGCGCTTGAAAAAGATGAAGCGTATGCCCATGTAGAAAATGATGCTGTATTTGAACAAACTGCAATTTCAAGGTTATCACCTAATGCACCAGGATAGCGAGCATAAAATTCACCATATTGAGTATGTGTATTAGCTGTGTAATTCAATTCATAAACATCTTCGTTTTTAATTTGAACACCAGCACCAACAACAGTAGCATTGTTAGCGTATAAGGTTAAAGTTGTGAGAGGATCACTTACAGCACGAACAACTCTTAGATTATTTCCATAAGCTAAAAAGTTTGCCGCGGCAAAAAATGATACGAAAGTGTTGTTATTTGGTCTACCAAAACGGTTAACTAGCGTTATTTCGCTATCAACCAAAATTCTTTTGTTTGCGGGACCCCAAACAAAGTCCCCAACAATTGCACCGGCAGAAGTGGATACTGAAGGGATGACCGTTGTTAAGTCAATTTCAGATACATTTACGCCTGGAGAGAGTTGAAATGCCATTTTTATCTCCTTGTTTCGTTATAATGATGGAACATATATTACTATACATTCTATTTATCAATACTAAATTTTATAGACCTCTGGTAATATCTTTGAAATATTCATCGTACATATCACCAGACCCCGTTACCCATACATCTCCGCCTTCTACAAAGAAAGGCATATCTCTTCCATCACTTAATTCACCTACAGGTAAAAGTTCTTCATCTACTTGTGAAAAATGTTGCAGTTGTAATTGTTTTCGTATGTCATGTGATACAATATCTTTAAAGTATTTTTGAGTTGTCATCCAGGCAAATAATACAAGGCTCATCACCATGTCATCATTTGCGCCTTCATCCGCTTCAAAAGAACTTCTACCTGCAACAAAAGTAGTTAATTCGGATATTGTTTCAAAATCATTAATTATTAACTTATCGGATTCAATCAAAGTTTTTAAATTTGCGCATCCAACTCTTTTAACAAGAGGTGTCATACGGACACCTAATTGTATTCCTCTACCAAACCCAGCCGAAATTTGCTGAGCCTTTTTATTTCCCGTCATCACTTTAATTACATTTTCATACTCTAAATCACTATGTAGTATTTCTGCAATTTGTGGATTATTATTAATTTCAACCAATATATAGGCATCATTATAATAGCGAGCCGCATTAAATATAATGGTTGGATATAATATTGGTGAAATTGAAATATTTCTATATTTAGCCACTTGTTTATAAGGTATTACCGAAACATCAATTACTGAAAATGTTGAAGCATCAAGACTTTTGCCTTCTGCCACATCAACTGTAATAGCATATATATGGTCTTTGATTGTTCCATCATCATTGTCTTTTACTGGCGTTTCATAGATGTCCATATCCATATGTTGACCCAATGGGTCTTTGAATACTAAAGTTTGTAATTTTTGACCAGAGATAAGTGTATTACTTGAACCTAAAAAGTGGCATTCAAACTCTTGACTAAATTGTTCTTCACTTGTATTACGGATAGTTTCTTCACGCCATTTTTGGTCTCTGCCTGGTACTTGTGACCAATGAATTTCTAATGGAACATAGGTACTACGTTTCTCAACAGCATTCATCCACATTTTGTAAAACAAATTCATACCATTTGGAGTAGAAACAATAATAATCTTTGTTGTTTTACCAGATGAAATTACAGGATAGACCGAGTTAAAGAACTCAAGGGCCATATTGTTAGGTACGAAAGCAAACTCATCCAAGAATACAAGGTTGAATGACCCACCTCGAATTGCAGATGATGATGTTGAAGCGGCTAAGACTTTAGAACCATTTTCTAATTCTACATTACCTTTGTTCCATGTAACCACGCCTTGTTGTAGCCATGTAGGTAAATTTTCATAAGCTAACTGATACTTAGCTAAAATATCTCGAGCAAGAGCACCTTTATTGGCCAAGATAGCCACGTTCTGTGAGTCTTGGAATATAGTGTGCCAGAGTAGATACCCAACAGCCGTGGTCGTTTTACCAACCTGACGAGGCATCTTCATAATCACAAAACGATTGTCTACAAAGGTTTGCACCATTGTCTTTTGGAAGTTCCACATCTTGAATGGAACTAGACCTTCATCTACGTTGACAATCTTAATGTAGTTTTCAATGAAATAAACGGCATCTTGGGAACACTTGATGTATTCCGCAATCTCCTCTTGCGAGTAGTCGTAAGAAACATCAACTCGTTTTAAGAGGGAATTATCACGGTATCCTAGATTACTATTCGCCATCTATAGTCTTCATATCATTGTTGCCTTTTAGCATCTTGGACAACTCGGCCGTTGAACCTACAAAGATTGCAGCCTTACCTATAGTAGTTTGTGCTTGATTTTTGACATTACGAATATCTTTCATTTGTTTTTGAATACCAAGAAGTTTTTCATTAGCATTGGTGACAGAATCAATCAATTTAGAGGCTACTTCAAAAGCACGAGGGTGTTCAGATTCACGGGCAATGGCCAAAATATCATCAATAGCATCAGTTCCTTTGGTGACAATCTCACGCAATCGTCTGCGTGAATCATTGTAATCTTGCATCAAGTCATGTTCTATTACACCATCTGTTTTTGATTCAACAGGTACTGGTGCCGGCTGTTGAAAATCAACAGCCGGTGTCACCGGTATATCGAGCAAATCACTTAAATTATCATCAAGTTTAGACATTATATTTTCCTGTTAGGAATTAATCCCAATACTCATCATTATCAGAAATGAATAGATCCATTTTGTAAGCAACTTTCACTTTAACATCTTGTGAACGATTACCATATGAGTATTCTTTAAAGAAGATGCCTTCTGGACCATACCACCAAAATAAATTTGAATTTTCTTGATTACTGTGAGCTGTACCAAACCAACGGTCATAATTATAATTGTAATTATCAAAGTAAACGGTAGTTGGGCCACCAATATAATTGCCAACAGCATCATAGCCAAAGTTTTGTGAAGGATTAAAACTGCTTTGTGTGTCGACAGTGTTATCAACCGGACGAGCAATCTTCACAGTCCAGTCAATACGACCAGAAGTTACACCATTAGTTCTTGATGCTTTAAAGAATGGAAGGTCTTTTCTCCAATCAAACCATTGAATAAAATTACCACCTTGTGATTTACCTGGATCATGAGCAACAAATAAAATGTTGGTTCCCGGTTTTGTCCAAGTAATTGTAATTGGATCTCCAGCTGCACATGTAGTAACGGCACTGTTTAAATTAATCAACCAATTGTCACCATAATAACCAATGTTTGGATATTCATATGTACTTCCATAGGCATCTGGAATACTTGAAATGTTTATTGTTTCAGCGTTTACAGTAATTTGACCACCAGAATAATATACATATTCTGCTAATTCTGGATAAAGAGTTCGGCTTATTGCAACATATGAAAGACCAGTTGTGGACACAGAAGCATTAGCGGTAATAGAAAAAGAATCATCATCTGTTCTTATTGTTGTTGGAGGACCATCAAAAGCAATTTCATAAAGATTTGAATCTCCGTTTAATTGAGTTATAGATTTAATTTTTCTAGCATCGTCTACTAACTTTTGAGAGTTGTTGTTATACCAATTAACTGGTTTATCATCAAAAATAATTGATGATTTTGTTGGATTAGCAAGAAGCTTAGTCGTGAGGGTGTTATTAGTTCCAATTTCTACTTGTACCGTGTTGGTATTTGAAGTAGGTTGGTAAGCTCTCCACTCATCTGATAGATATACACTATCCCATGTTGCTCTAGTTCCTTGAGTCCATGCCATAATAGTGATTCTATCACCAGTATTAATGGTTGGAGTTGCAGAGTTAAGTGTAAATGTATAGACAGTTCCATTGATAGTAATGTTGCTTACATCATAAGAAGTACCATAATCACCATTAAACCATAGACCAAAACTATTTCCAATATCCCATAAATGGTAAGCTTCAGCAACATCTGGATAAGTGGCAGCATCGATAGTGAATGTACCATCACTAGTAGTAGCAACTGCAACCGCTTCTGTCCAACGATGACCACGAGTGGTGAATGTAAACTCTTTTACACCTGATACCGTATATTGACCAAATCTGGAACCATCAGATAACACGGATAATGAACTATTATCATATGGTAAATCGTTCCAAGTTTTTACACCATCACCAATTTTATATCGATTGATGTCCATGGCAAGACCAGGTTCACCTTGACTTAGAATTGGATTACTTGTTTCCCAATTTGTTTCTAAATCTCTTCGTAATTGAATTTTTGTTGCCATTTTTATCTCCTATTGATTTTCTATTTATGTTAGATGGTAACTGCGGATCCACCATCAAAGTTTTTACTAATTGAATGTGAGAAAGCAGAACATCCATCTATTACAGCTTGACCAAAAGTGAAGATAGTTGATGTTGACCCACCATCAAATACTATATCATTTTTAC